TGTTTTGTCGTTCTCACTCAACCAAGACGTAACTTTCCAAGTTGGTTAAGCAGAGTATGGTTTTGCCGATGGGTGGGGACTACTAAATATACTTTTTCTTGTCGTGATACAAATGATCCCAGCAATTCCATATAGTGAAGTTATAGCCAAGAAGGTTAAAGAGGGCATACGTAATGGTGTGTCTGTTAAAGATATTCTTGCGTCTATACAAAAGTATCAGAATGCTCCTAGCTCTACAGCTACCTTCTATAAGCTCTATGGACAAGACATAGCTGATACTAAAGCTGATATTGTAGGTCAGATAGGTTCTGTCGTTATACAACAGGCTATTGACGGTGATTTTAAGTCTCAAGAACTATTCCTTCGTAGTAAAGGTGGTTGGTCTCCTACATCTACTGTTAATGAAGTTGAACAGTCAGAGAACCCCGACGAAGACGAATCAGCTATTGACTCCCTAATTACCCTCTTAGGAAAGACTAACCCTGAATCTAATGGAGAGTCTTAATAAACCCTGAGACTGAACCCGAAAGAATCAGATGCAACCCCAAGCGAAGATAACAGCTAACATCTTAAGAGACCTTCCTGATGAGGAAGTAGCTGCTATTCTGAAAGAGCTAGGCCCAAAGAAAGCGGAAGAGCTAAGACATGACTGGGGATTTTGGGCTAGACCTGAGCAACTGGAGCCTGAAGGTACATGGAACACATGGGTCGCCTTGGCAGGACGTGGTTGGGGTAAGACTAGAGCAGGTGCAGAGTGGGTTCGCCATCGGATTAGAAGCGGTGACAAGATTGTACACTGTGTCGCCCCTACAAAAGGTGATGTCCGAAGAGTTATGGTTGAAGGTGACTCTGGTCTTCTAAGTGTATGTTGGAGTGGTGATGAGACATATCGTGGTAAACACATTGGTTATCCTGTTTGGTCTCCCACGAACAATAGCTTAACATGGGAGAACGGCAGTAAAGCCGTATTCTTCTCAGCAGAAGACCCAGAACGTCTACGTGGCCCACAGGCTTACAGCGCATGGTGTGATGAGCTTTGTGCTTGGCGTAATGCCCAAGACACTTGGGACATGATGATGTTTGGTCTACGTCTAGGTAAACACCCTAAAGTGTTTGTGACTACTACTCCCAAGACTACAAAACTAATAAGAACAATCCTAGACGATGAAAAGACGACGATCAGTACAGGCAGTACGTATGATAATGCTGCTAATCTTGCTGACACTTTCCTTGATGCAGTCAGGAAAACCTATGAAGGTACACGTCTTGGTCGCCAAGAACTTTATGCCGAAATACTTGACGAAGCATCGGGTGCTTTATGGAACAGAACTCTCTTAGCTAAATGCGAGATTGAGAAAGACGAAGTACCACAACTTAGTCGTATTGTTATTTCCATCGACCCTGCTGTCACTGCTAATGCAGAATCAGACATGACAGGTATTGTCGTAGCAGGAATTGACGTAAATGGAGCAGCCTATGTGTTAGAAGACCATACTGGTCGTTATACACCACAACAATGGGCATCCAAAGCTATACAGTTATATAGAGATCACATGGCTGATCGTATTGTAGCTGAACGTAACCAAGGTGGTGATATGGTACGCCATACGCTACACACAGAGGATGAAACAGTTCCTGTAAAGCTCGTCCACGCTTCTAGGGGGAAGATGGCACGGGCTGAACCTGTATCTGCACTATACGAACAAAACAAGGTTCGGCATGTACGGGGATTAAATGATTTAGAAGATCAGATGGTACAGTGGGAACCTTTAGGGTCGATAGGCTCACCAGACCGTCTTGATGCTTTAGTTTGGGCTTTAACCGACCTCTCACTTAACGGATACGCAAAACCACAACTAAAACTAGCGTACTCCAGTGCCAAGGGTTTAATTTAATAAGATGGCAAAGAAACTTTCAGAAACGGAAGCAACCCAGATTCTAGGGATTGCAGGTGACAATACACATAACGGTCAAATCCGTGCAGATGAGTTTCTACCAGAACTTCGTGGCAAGAGAGCTATCCGTAAGTATCGTGAGATGCGTGACAACGACAGTACTATTGGTGCTGTTATGTATGCGACAGAACAGGTACTACGTGACGTAGACATTAAGGTTATGCCAGCTAACGATACCCCTGCAGCACAACGTGAAGCTGACTTTGTAAAGACTATCTTTGAGGATATGGATCACACTCTAGATGATCACATCTCAGAGGCTTTGTCGTCCCTGACATATGGTTTTGCTTGGTTTGAGGTGGTATATAAGCGTAGAGGTAGTCCAACCAGTCGTTCAGACAAGTCACGGTCTAAGTTTACCGATGGACGTATTGGTGTACGTAAGATTGCCTCTCGTGCGCCTTGGACTATTTCTAAGTTTGACGTAGACCAGAAGACTGGTGATGTCTTAGGTGTTCACCAAGAAGGGTCAGGGTTTAACAATACTAGCTACATTCCTACTCGTAAGTCTCTATATTATCGCACTACAGCTATTAACAACGATCCTTCTGGTCGTTCTATATTACGGAATGCGTATACTTCTTACGAATACCTTAACAATCTACAGAGCATCGAAGCTATCGCTGTTGAACGTGAACTTGCAGGTATTCCTGTGGCTCGTATTCCTTCTGAGTACCTCAGTCCTGATGCTACTTCCGCACAGTCTGGGTTTGTCGGAAACCTGCAGCAGATACTCAGAGATGTTAAGTTTAACGAGCAAGGATATATTATCCTGCCCTCAGACACCTATCCAGATAAAGACGGAAGTCCTACCTCCAATAGGCTCGTAGATGTTGAGCTAATGGCATCTAACGGTAAACGTAACATTGAGATTGATCCTATTGTTAAGCGTTACCAACATGACATTGCTCGTTCTGTCCTTTCAGAGTTTCTTATGCTTGGTGGCGGCAACACTGGTTCCTATGCACTATCCAAGTCTAAGACAGACCTGTTCCTTCGTGCGCTTGAGAGTTACATCCAAGCCATAGTCGATGTTCTCAACAAACAACTTGTAGAACGCCTATGGGAGTTGAACGGTCTGAACTATGATCTCATGCCAACAGTAGTTGCTGGCGATGTTGCTCCACACGATCTACGTGAGATTGCAGCCTTCTTGAGAAACTTGAATGGTGCAGATATTAATGTAAGCGACCATCCAGAGGTTATCCAAGATTTGATGGATATTGCTGAACTAAGATATGAACAAAAAGAAGAAGTAGAACAAGAGGAAGAAGATGGCAACGCTGAATGATAGAGTATTTGATAATGGCTTGTCTGTCCTCGACACTGAAGCTAACCGTATTGATCTAACATCTCAAGAGGCAACAACTTATACAGAGGCAACTGCAACTTATAGTTTAGGCAACTCAACAAGCCTTTCTATTGCTTCCCCCTCTGATCGTGCAGGTGGTGGACGAGAGGTTGTCGTAGCAGCTATATCTGATGGTTCAATCACAGGGGATGGTACAACAACACACTATGCTATTGTTGATACAGTAAACTCTCGATTGTTAGCGACTGGTGAATTAACAGAAAGCCAAGTTGTTTCGACTGGTAACACATTTACTCTAGGGTCATTTACTATCGGTATTCCTGACCCTGCATAATAAAGGTCATGTCCCATGACACGCAGGGTATTACAGGAAAATAATGATTTAATACTTACAGAAGCCAGTGATAATCTGGCCCTGAATGTTCCTGACTTTAACAGGATACTACAAGAGAGTGGTTACTCACTTCTAACAGAAGCAAGTGAGATAATCATAAATGATAATTTTGTCACTGCAGTTGATACTGTCACGGGTAATCCTGTTGTACAGACCACAACGATCGATCAGGGACACACTTTATTAGCTGATAATCTGGTAACTGGAAACCCAGTTTTACAGACAACAGCAATAGCTCAAGACCACAACTTAGTTCTTGATAGTATTATAACTGGTTCTGTCGTTATACAAACAACGGCAATTAATCAGGGCCATCAGTTATCTGGTGATGTTGTTCTTACAGGCAATCCTGTACTACAGACAACAGCTATTGAACAAGACCACAATCTAGTTCTTGATAGTATTATAACTGGTGTTGTAAATGTAGCTCAAGTAGCTCTGATACAAGACCACGATTTAGACCCGATCAGTTTCGTTACAGGTATCCCGTCTGTTCCTGTTGCGAATATGGACGAAGAAGAGACAGTAGAAGCTCCGTCCTTTATTACTGGCGCACCAGTCTTAGGTTCACCTGAACTTAAACTCAATGACTTCACGGCCTACAATATTACAACTGGTCGTCCAGTACTTGGTAAAACTTACGACCCACTCAACACAACACTTAAAGAAATCAAGGAAATCGAAGATATGTTTGGTGGTTGGCAAAGACGTGCATATGAAGTCCCTGATGGACGACTTGTACAAGCTGAACGTGAGATATATCGTACCTTTGGTGAACAAGTTTCTGTTGATAAAAAAGCCAAGTCTCTTATTAAGTTTGGTAAGTCTTCAGAAATGTCTGTAGATACCTTACAAACTGTATGGACTGTTGGTGGTCATGAGACTTACGTCCCTGCTGATACTATTACTCACATCTCTTCCTCTTCTCCCTCAGACAACCAAGAGATTATGATTGAGTGTCACACTGTAGAGGGAACTGGAACTGACAGTAAGTTTAGTTTCTTGACACAGACAGCAACTCTTGATGGTCAGAATAAAGTAGCTCTTAACGTACCTGTAGCTCGTGTATCTCAGATATACAATAACAATGGCACAGAACTACAAGGTAGAGTTGTCGTATACGAAGACACAGCTATTGTAGGTGGCATACCCTCTGACGCTTCTAAGATACATATTGATATTCCTGCAGGACTACAATCCTCACTTAAAGCAGCTACAACCTTTAGTGATAAAGACTACTATATTCTCACTGGTGGGTTTGGCTCTGTATCAATTAAACAAGACGCTGCTGCTGACTTTTACTTAGAAGTTAGAGATGCAGGTAAAGTCTTTAGGCAGGTTGCAGCAATTTCAGCATCTTCAGGTGGACCTTGGAATGTAGAGTTGGACCCTGCAGTTATTATTCCTAAGAATGCTGATGTCCGTATCACTGCAGAAACTTCAACAAACAATGCCGTTGTATATGGCGTATTTAAAGGTTACTTAGCAAAGGTTATCTAAATGCCTAAGACAGCACTAAAGAATAAGATGGAAGCCCACAACAAGAAGTCTAAGCATAAAGTTACTATGCGTATGCTAGAGGCTGTATATGATCGTGGTGTCGGTGCCTACCGTACAAATCCTGCTAGTGTTCGTCCTAATGTGAAGTCACCTGAACAATGGGCTATGGCTCGTGTTAACAGCTTCCTACGTATTGTAAGTGGTTCTAAAGCGGCTAATCACGATAAAGACCTTTTACCCTCATCTCATCCCTCCTCATCTAAGAAGAAGATGCTGAAGGCACAATATGCCAACGATGTCTTCACAACAGAGATGGAAGCACGTAGTCGTTCTATGGATATGGGATTAGGTGGTACAATTCACGTACATGAGTATAATGGTCAGGCAGTCTATATGCCAGCTATTAATCACGACGAGTATTTAGACTATTATGAAGACCTAGCAGAACGTAATGCAGAGCTTGCAGGGGTAGAGTACTTAGAAGAGGAAGAAAGCCACTCAGTGGACCGCTTAGAGGCTCTCAGGGTCATTGTACAAGAGATTATGAAAGAAGAATTTGCCAAGGCTGAATACCAAGGCGAAAAAGTAACTTTAAACAAGCCTCGCCGTATTCAAGGTGGCAACAAAAAGTTTGAAGTGTTCGTGCAAGATGGCGACAAGGTTAAACGAGTTACCTTCGGTGATCCTAATATGGAAATCCGTAGGGATAATCCAAAGGCTCGTGCTAATTTCCGTAGTCGTCATTCATGTGATACTGCAACAGATAAGACTTCTGCTCGTTATTGGTCTTGTCGTATGTGGGAAGGAGGCACTAGCGTGTCTGAACTAACAAAATCAGTCGAGGGTCAAATCCTTAAAGCTGACGAAGAACAACGCATGGTCTATGGTTGGGCCTCTGTAGTAACCGAAAAGGGTGAAGCAGTAGTTGACCGCCAAGGCGATGTAATAGAACCTGACACATTAGTACGTGCTGTAAACAAGTTTATGGAGCATGTTCGTGTAGGTAAAGAGATGCACAAAGGGGATCAGATTGGGGCGGTTATCCACTCCATGCCAGTCACCAAAGAGATTGGTGAATCCCTTGGCATACAGAGTGACCGTGAAGGTTGGATCGTAGCGTTTAAAGTATACAACGATGACGTTTGGGCCAAGGTCAAATCTGGTGAGTTAGCGGCCTTCTCTATTGGGGGTCGTGCAATCAAGGAGGACTATGATGCCTAACCTTTTGAAACAGCTTGAACTGGATGAACTATCCTTAGTGGATCGTCCTGCCAATGCACAGGCAATGGTCTCCTTGTTCAAGCGTGATGATTCCAATGGAGATAACATGGAACAAGAAGTAGATAAAATGTCAGACGACCTAAAGGCAAAGCTAAAGCCTTATATGGACAA